TGGGCAAAACGTCATTCATGCTCAAACGTTCTTCGATCGCGTGAAGGATTGGTCGAGCGCCGAACAGAATCAAGTCTTGGCGTGACTGTTGCGCGTTTTGATAAGTCATGCCGGATTGGTCGATGCCGAGCAGATAGCCAGGGATGTCGAGCAGGCGGGCCATCTCGAGCGCCTGGTATTTGCGTGATTCGACCAGCTGCAGTTTGCTCGGGTCGCTCTGGAATTCTTTCCATTCGACGGCACTGTTGAGTGCTCCGATTGCGGACACGCGGCGGGCGTTTGCCCAGGCTGATGCGAGTTCGCCGAGCTCTTCGGATGACATTGGTTCCGAGTTGCTGGTTTGCTGAAGGTAGCCAGCGGCGATTTCAGTGGCGGAGAATCGTTCGGCTGCCTGGTCGAGACGCAAAGCGACGCCGATGGCGCGGCGGCCCGCATACACGACGCCTTGGTTGGGCGACAGGAACGTGATGACGTTGTTGACATCGAGCTCCATGCCGTTGAACTCAAGGTCGGTTGGCATTCCGAACCATTCGGGCGACGCCGGCATCGTGGTGGAATAAACCATGTTGGCGGGTAGCCATTGGAACGTAGCGGGGAAGCCGGTTGAGTAGCGGGACGTGACGGCCCAGTGTGCGCGGCCGTACATGATGAGATCGCGGGCGGTTTTGCCGATGATGAACTGACGCGGCACCGTCGGATCGGGTCGACTCATCCACGTTTCGCCCTGGACCCAAATTTTTTCGTACTCTTCGCCGCCCCATTGCAGGACGTAGGACTTCAGATCGAGGGTGCCCACCACGGTTGTGATGAGCGAAACGGCCCTGGCAATGGTGGGGACAGATAGGGCAGCCTCTTCAGAAGCCCCAACGCTGTACGAGTAGAACTGCCCTATCTGCGATGCGCCAGCAGCTGCGCCAACGGGGGACGAGGCGAAAGCCGGGGCTTCGATCTTTTTGCGGAAAAGACCCACGCTCGGATTGTCCCCGATGATCGTTGCGAACGCAAGCGTTTCGGAGAAAGATAGAAACTGATCCCCTACCTGGCGAAAGCGATGGCGGCGCGGGTTTTTTGCTGTGGTCGAGCGACCAGGGCCGCGGCCCAAATCATGCAGCGCGCCAACGTGATCAGGCCAGGCGACTTTTGGCTGGACAGCACGAACCCGGCGGCGGTGCGTACCCCGACCGCACGGTTGACGTGCTCCGACAGCATTTGTTCGCCGGTGTGCACCAGGCGGCCCTCGACAATGAACTGGCGGACCGTGGCTGTGTGGGTCAGCAGTTCGTTATAGCCAACGACAGTTTTTTTTCGTTCAAATTGTGGCGGCGCAATTGACGCAAGGCTGGGTGTCAAAGCAATGCCAGCAATTTGAGCCCACAATTCTTGTATTTCTTCCCAGACTTTTGGAAGCGAGTCAACTACAAATGCGACGGTTACACCGATGCGGCCGTCGGGCATGACGTTTGCTCGGATGCCGGTATAAGTGTTTTCGTCAATGCTGGAATCGACAGCCAGGACGCCGCCGTCGGGGATGGCTGGAACAATCAGCTTGTCGAACACGCCAGGGGCCAGCCAAGACTGCGCCGACGAAATCCACAGGTTGAGCGATGCCCTGTGGAACGCGGCTTTGTCGGCCATTTCGGACTCGTCGCGGAGCGTCTCGAGATCCAGCAGGTGCCCGATGGCGGGGTTGGCCATCGGCCAATAAACCTCGTCGGTCGTATCGACGCCGGACGGAATCGACCATTCCGCGAAAAACAATTTGCTATCGGCCTTCGTGTCGATCGCCCGCAGGCCCTCTTCACGCAGTTTCAACATGGCGTGGGAATCCTCGGTGCCGGCGGTGCTCCAGCACGACAACAACGATTGCCGCCTGGCACGTTGGCTTGGAATCGCGCCGTTGAAAATCACGTCGGCGGAAATGTTCCACAGCTCGTCGGCAATGATGAAATCCGGTGAGAAGCCGTGAAACGCTCGAGGTGTGGCGGCCTGAACCAGCCATCGGGAGCCGTCCGGCATGACGGCCTCGTTGCGGCCATACGACCAATAGAGCTTTGCGCCAAACTTGGTTTCCAATGTCGGGGCCAGCGACTCGAACAGCTCAACAGCCAAGTCGAGATTGTGCGCGGTCGAGATCAGCAGCACCGGAAAACCGCGCCGGGTTGGTTCCTTTGTCAACATCCACAAAGCCAACGCCTTGAGCGCCACGGTTTTGCCGTTCTGCCTGGCGACCGACACCAAACTGCGCTTGTAGCAAAACGCGCCGGCGTCATCGTGGGCCAGCTGCCCCTGCAACGCAGTGATCTGCCACGGCATCAACTCGATCCCAAGCACATCCTTAGCCAGGGCCGCCACCTCGATGCCATAAGACCCCGAACCCTTAGGTACTGATACGAGCCTGGGCGGGATCATGGCCGCCAATGCCGGATCGATCACGATCATTGGTTTCCCGCGCTTGTCCAGCGTCATTTTCCCTTTTTGGGATACATCGACGGATGGGGTCGGGGTCAATGTTTTTTCATTTTCAAAAAAAATTTCAGAATTTTTTATTTTTTTGCGATTTTGTGCGGTTTGGGCTCGTTTTTTGGCTAGTGCTTCGGCTCCGCGTCGTGCGTTGCATTTGTGGCAACTGGGTACCCAGTTCTCTTGGTCTGTGGGGTCGATGCCTGCCATGACGGGGATGCGGTGGTCGACTTCGGTTGCTTTGGCGCGTTTGCACCAGTGGCAGGTGGTGTTGTGTTGCAGGAACTCTGCTCGGAGTTTGCGATATGTCGCGTTGTCTAGGTCTTTGCGTCTGTGGTTAGCCACGGGTGATGCCGTCGCCTTTGCAGTCCGGGCATACGGTTGGCAGGCCGCCGAAGCCTTCAGCGATGACGCCTTGTCCTGAACAGTACCCACAGAGTTTTGGTTCACTACCTAAGACACTCTCTAAGTCTTTAACAGTCCTTGGTATTAGTTCTTCTTTAGACGACTGGTTTTCCGACGACTGGTTTTCCGTCGTCGGTAGGTCTCGTTTTCCCCTGAGTTTCCCCAGGATGTGCACATGCTTTGGGTAGTCGTAGAAGTGCAGCTCTGTGGTGTAGCGGCCTCGTTCGTCTTGGGCTTTTACGCGCCTGGCGTAGCCTGAGGCGATCAGCTCGTTGATGGCGGCCCTGATGGCGTCTCGGCCTTCGACGCCTTGGCGGGCGAGTGTGTCTGCGCTGGTGCGCCAGTTGTCCGGCATTGACAGGACGTAGGCGAGGACGCCTCGGGCCCTGTAGGACAGGTATGGGTCGCGCAGCGCTCGGTTGGGTAGGACAGTGAAATCACGCTCGATGCGTGGTGTTCTGACAATCATTGTGTTGGGGCTTTCTGTTGTGTTAGTTTGATTGGTTTTCATCGCGTAGCCCTTTCAGGCGTCGCTGAATGAAATGCAGGTCGGTAGGCCGCCACACATACGTTTCGGCTCCGGCCGCGTCAAGGGTCCTGCACCAGTCCACTTGGGCTTCGCTGAGACGGCCTTTAATCGTCTTACATTCGACGAAAAGGATGCCGTGGATGTTGTGGGCCATAACGAGGTCGGGGAAGCCTGTGTGGCCTTGGACGTGGGTAAGCCAGCGGCCGGTCGAGGACATGCCTGGGCGGACGTGGTGCACTTTCCAGCCGTGCAGGATCGCTAAGGCGATGATTTGGTCTTGGAATTGTTTTTCGCTAATCGGATACGGGTCGCCCATAATGCCTCCAAACGTCTAGGACTTCTTGGGCCGCCTCGATCTGATCTCGGGCCGCCGCCCGGAGCTTCAAATGCTCTTCCAGGAGCAGGTTGTAGTCGCCGGCAAGGACGACGCGGACCCATTCATTCGGTGCGATCTCAACGAAGTGGTAGGGCTCTTTGTCAGGTCGGAATGGCCAGGGAAGGTTGCCAATGCGTGCCCCCGGATCGTTGTCACTCATGGCGTGGCCCCGAGCTCGAGGGGTGCTGTGCGCGGCTACGCCGGCGGGCGCGGCGCTCCTCGGCGTCTTGGTACCAGTCGTCAAACACTTTGACTAGGAACAGGGCTAGGACGGCGCTGGTTGCTACCAGGCCGACCTGGACAATCAGTGTGCGCAGTGTCAAAACGGTACCTCCTCGTCGTCAATCAGCATGGCAGGAAGTTCGCCACGTTTCAGTGACTCGATAAGTTTTGATGCGTCGGCAAACGATAGGTCGGATGGCAGTTGCGCCACCATCGGCGGTTTGCGTTTAGCAAGCAAATCGGCAATGAATTGGCGCTGTTTTTCGCTGGCCACGCCGGCTGGTTTGTTGCCGTACTGAGCCGGTTGGCCGCCGCGACGCTCGACTTTTGCCATTTCTTCGCGGGAAGGTTTCTTTGTCCAATCGGAGGGGCCTAGGCCGCTTGCCGCAATGCTGATTGCGCGTCCGGTCGCCGAGGTAGCGCAGTTCTCAATCCGTGAGGTGGCGTTTACGCCGCGGTCAGTAAGTATTTCTTCTGCGTAATCAATGCCGGCAGGCATTGGGTCAGCGAGATCGCGCCAGACGGTGGCTTTGATGACGATGCGTTGCCCGTCGTCGAAGACGATGTCGGTGTGTATTGCACCATTGGGGTGCAAGTCGTAGAACCGTTGTATTCGGCTTGCTACCGGCTCGTAGTCGTCAAGGTTGAATGTCATTGTTGGGGCTCCTTGGGTTATTGGGTTGTCACGGATGATCTGGTGCCCCACGGGCGCCAGCCGTAAAGCTTCCAAAGCTCTAAACCGACCTTCAGGTTGCGCCTCGGGTCGGTGAGATCGGTGCGGCCGCGTATGTAGCCCATGCGGGTTGCCCAACCAACGTTGCTGCCGTTGATTTGCAGCAGGCCGTATGAGCCGCCCCACGGGTCACGCGGGTTGTGCGCCGTGGGGGCGCACCTTGATTCGCGCCACATGATGCGGGCCAATTCGTAACGTTCAGATTTCGGCCAGCCAACCTGCCGTGCAAGGTTGACGTACTGGAGACATTCAGGCGACACAGCTGCATGGGCTGGTGTTGCGGTGAGTGTGGCGGCGATGAGCACGGCGGCCGCGATGCGCCTAACGGCGTTTCCTGACGACGGTGGACATGGTTTCCTCCTAGGCCGCCGACCATACGGCGATCGGGGCGGCGTGGCGGGCTTTTCGGGCTGATTGTGTGTAGCCGATTTTGCGGATCTTTTTTTGCCGCGCCAGGCGGGTGATGACTGCACCCAGGGCGGACGGTTCGTGTGTCGATACGTCGTGGTGCGCGGTCAGGTAGGCCCACACATCGTCAGCTGTGAATGTTGGCCGCATACGGGCCAAATGCAGCACAACGGTTTCGGCGCAGGCTTTCCAGGCGTCGTCGGCGTTGCGGTCGACACGGTTGATGGCTTCGTCTCGAGCTGCGAACGCTGAGAACAGGTCGTCTTGCATGTTTCCTCCTGGTTGGGGTCAGGGTGCAGCGACTTTAGCGAACTTTACCGACGGGGTGTGGGATTATCCGGCGAACTGCCAATGCCAGGCTTCAAACTCGGGTGAGGTTGGGTCGTCGGATTGCAAATAGAAGCCGTAGGTGGGGGCGTTGGCGCACATCCAGTCGAGCACTTTGGCCGTCGTCACGTCGAGGTCGATGGCCAGACCGAGACCGTGATTACTCTTGCCAGGGGTCGAACAGGGGGCCATGCCGGGCTTCAGGTACCACGTTTTGCCGTCCCAGGTGCGGGTGACGGTGGGTTTGCGGCCCAAATCCTCAAGCGCATACCGCTGCTTGAACAGGCCGAGCTGCGCCTCGAAGGATCGATAGTCGCCGATGTTGCGCAGTTTGATGCCCGACAGGATGGCCTGGTCGTACATGCGGTCGAAAGCTTCGGCCGCCTCAACGTACATTTGGCCGCCGCATTTGACGCCGCGCAGGATCTTGCCGGACAGTTTTCCGTTTTCTACGCCTTGTAGGGCCGCAGGAACGACGAGTTTTTTGTAAGGGTACTTGGACGCCTTTTTGGGCTTCGCGGCCGCCTGCGGGGCTTCTGCGGGCTTGGCGGCGGCTTTCTTGGCGGCTTTCTTAACAGCCATTGGCTAGGCGCCTTTCTCTTGGAGGATTTGCAGCGTTTCCGTAGCGGTTGCGGTGACGGCCCATAGCTCTTGGCCGCGGGGAATGAAAAACTGGATTGGCGTTGTGTGTTTTTGGGTTTCCAAACCTGTTGTCGATGACACGTCCGAGTCGCCTAGGTAGACCGTGCCGTTGCCGGCAATGTGAACATAAACGTTTTGGGCAAATACGTTGCTGGCCACGATTTTTGTGGGCGTGGTTGTGATGGTGTAGGTGCTGGCTTTCATGCGTCAGGTTTCCCATCTCCGTCTAGGTCTTTTTTGCCGCCGCTCGAAATCATGACGCCGGACAGGGTGCCGGACAGGAACAGGACGATCGGCGAGATCAGGTTCAGCAGTTCCTTGTCGGTTTCAGGCATAATCGGGCCCTGCGGGATGAACAAAAGGTTGATAAACACGGCGACCATGGTGAGCACCAGGGTGCCGGCGAGGGTGATGCCGACCCAAAAACGGAGCCGGGCGTTCAGCTGCTCGGGACTGTAGGGCGGCCGATTGGGTTTCAGATTGTCTAACACGTCGCGGCCTCCTGTTGGCCTTGGTCAGGTGTTGCAATTGGGCTGGTAAGCGCACGGTTTTTCGTTCGGATCGTTGTGGTCGTCGGGCACTCGATCCAGGTTTTGTTGTTGCAGCTGCTAACCAGCACGGTGATGAGCGCCGCCACTAGAGCGACGCGGATTTTCATGCGGGACCAAGATCCTCCACAACTATGTATGCGGCTGGCAATGTGACACTCACGATTTCGCGCCGGTAGTTGAACGTGCCAGCGGTCGTCGAACCTGTCCCCACGACTGTTGTGGAACCAGCGGAAAAGGTTTGCACGGTGCTAATTTCGATCGTGGTGTTGCTTGCCGCTGCAAGGTTGTCGTATGAAGCGGCCAACAACGTTCCAGTCAGGTTGGTTAAACGCAAACGAAGGTTGAACACTCCAGCCGACGTGATTTGGGCGATGGCTCCCTCGACGTAACTGATTTTGTAGTAGCGGTTTGCCACAGCGGTGAACGTCACGCTGATACCAGGTGACAACACTTCGGCGGCTTGGCCGTCCAAGCGTGTCGTGCTTGAGGCGTATGCCATCACGCCACGCGGAAAACGGTTTTGTTGATCCGCGGTCAAAATTGCACCAGCGGTGAAAGTTGTATTTGGGTTAACGGCCATGTTGCTCCTTAAAAGGCCAATAGGTTGTTATCGAGAACGCCGAACACGGTGTCATCCAACGTCATGTATTGGTTTTGATCCGCGGATTCGAAGGTGTATTTGATGACGTGCGAACCTGGTCGAATGACGTGGTTGACGCCAGTAACGATCAACGTTTGCGTGGCCGTTGACGGGGTTCCTGTCGTGAATGTTTTCGTCACAGTCACGACATCGGTGACTTCAAGACCAAGGCAAATTGTTTGATTGGTTGCCGACAAAGCGGCAAGTTCTGTGGTAATTCCCGTGAATCGCAATACGGGGTCTTTGAATTTGCCGAGCAGGTACGATCCAAGGGCGGCGACGTCGGTTGTTGAATTGTTCAACAGATCAAGGATGCTCAGTTGTTGCGCTTGGTATGCGGCGATTGATGTCGAATCCGACGTTGTTTGCGCCGCACCGGCTGGCGACTGCGTGACTACATAGTTGTAAAGCAATTCGTCGCCGAACTGGTTTTCCAATGTTTGGTAGGCGATTCCAGTTCCGTCGTCTTTGAATGTAGCTCCAGCAATTTGGTTCAAGACGGACGTGCGGCCTTTGAACGTTAATGTGCCGTCGGCTGCCATGAAAAGGTATCCCTGTTCGCTGGTTGCGACAGTTTGCAAGTAGTTGAGCACGTTGGTGTCTTGTGCCACGGCGTATGCGCCCAACGTTGAGCTGCCGGTCGCAACGGAACGCGGGCCTTGATACAAGATTTCTGGTCGGTCCAAAACCGTATTTACCCGAGCGGACGACAATTCGGCTGACGGGGTGAAAGCGTTCAGCGCTTGGTTGGCGAGAACGGTGAATTGGTCGGTGCACCGGGCAAACATCATGTCTTTATTTGCGATGTCGTAATCAAGTTCCCAGTCGGTGACCACGCCCGTAAAAATTGGAATCCCGTCGGCTTTGAGGATTATTGGGCAACGCGGCAAAACGTATGGGTAGTAGGGTGATGCGGAATTGAGAGGGTCCAGCGTGCGCGATTCGTTCCAAAACGTGATCGAGGCAGTACCTGCGTTGAATTGGTCCAGTTGTCGATTTCTGCCGCGATCGATGGTGACGGCTTGAACCATGCTGGTGAGATCGGCGAATGCGAGGCCGCCGAGCGTCCCTGTGTCCAGTTTTCCGTAGGTTGCGTTGTCTAACTGAAACGGGTTGCCGAAGCCTGTTGTGGTTTGAAACCCGACCAAGACTTGCAGGGTTGGACTTGGCATTAGGCGGCTGCGAACACTTGCCCCGAACGTCGTTGCGCTCGGAGGATGGCTTGAATGATTTCTTGTCCGACTTGGTCGGGCGTTGATACGAGGCCGGCGTTTACAACGATGTTCATGCCTGCGACGCCGTTCATTCGGTCGAGGGGGATGACGGCTTCGGGGCCGGCTTCGCCGATGAGCGCCAGGGTGGGGCCGGTGACGATTCCGCCGGTGGCCATTGGACGGACATTTGGCGCAGGTCCGAGGTCGCCGCCGCCTTTGTTACCACCGCCGAAAATGTTTCCGAAAATGTCTCCGGCTTTCAAAAAATAGTCAGCTAATGGCAACGATTTAAGAATGCCTGTTTTGCCGATTTTGCCGAGCGGGCCGAATCGGTCAAAAAAGTCGTCGATTTTTTCGTTGATAGTTTCGATCTCTGCGCGGAATTTGTACGCGGCCGCAGTCAATGCGATAAACCCGGCGGCCGCCAGGTAAAGCGGGTTGGCTGACATAACAATGTTGAACGCGGCTTGTGCAGCTGTCGCCAGTTTCGTCACGGCTGTCCAGGCTGTCATGGCCGCGTTCGCCGCAATGACGGCTGTGGCGATTGTGCCGAACGCTACGCCGAGAGCCACTACGAGGCCGGTGTTGTTTTGAACAAATGTGGCCAGTGATTGCAGGATTGGCAGAAGCTTCTCGATGATCGGCAGGAGCGCTTGGCCGATGGATTCCTGGGTTTCGCCGATGGCAACTTTCATTCTGTTGAATTTGCCTTCGGACGTTTCGGCTGCGGTGGCAGCTGCGCCGCCGAACGTGTCGGCTAGGCGTTTGCCGATTTCGTCAAACGATGCGCCTTCTTTGATAACTGCCCGCAAGGTTGGGTCAAGTTTGGCTAGGGCGGTTCCGTTGCCGTTGTATGCCTTGGAGAGAGCTTCGGAGACGGTGGTGAGATCTTTGCCAGTGGCCGCCGAAATGTCCAGGGCCAAATTCAGGTTGTCTTGCGCGGTTTTGGTGTCGCCCATGCCACGGGCCAGCGTTGCTAGCGCGTTGCGCAGGTCGGTGTCGGCGACGCCAGTGGCGAGCGTCATTTTGCTGACAAGGTCCTCAACCGATTTGATTTGCGCGTCGGTGGCTTTGGTTGACTGTTCGAGAGTGCGGGCTAATTCGGCCTGGGAGGCTTGATCTTCCATTGCGGCTTTGGCCGCTGATCCGGCAGCAAGTGCTAATGCTCCCAGGGCTGCGGCTGCTGGCACTGCTGCTTTTTTTAACGCAAATTGGGCTTTTTCGCCGGCGGTCTCAAGTTGTTTAAACTCTTTGATGGCTTTGTTGATGCCTTTGCCGTCAAAGTCGGAAATGATGGGAATGTTGATTGCCATTTAGATTTCCCTTTGCACCTTGCGGACGGCGTCAAGAACTTGCCGTTTCATTTCGGCTTGGACTTTGCGTTCATTGCGTTCGGCGGCTGGCCACATAAAACGGGCCACGCGCCCAAACTGGTTTAGGGCGGTGCCGAGCGGGTTGCGGTTTTTGCCAGCGAACTCGATAATGACGGCCGCCGGGTTGGTCTGTTGGATTTTGATGACCGATTGGGCGTCGCGTCGGGTGTCAATTTTGTGTTTTACGCCAGCGCGGGCCCGTTTAGCGTCGTAGGGGAATTTTTGGTTGCCGCGTTGGGTCCAGTTGCGTTCCATGCCGGACAGCATTTTGGCTGGATAAGCGTTTTTGGCGTCGTCAACGATCGGGGCGACGATCTGTTTCACGTCGCGGTTGAACTGTTTACGCAGCTCGGGGTCGAGTTTGCGGAGGGCTTTGATGGCGTCTTTTGCGCCGACGATTTCGGTGCTGGCTGTGACGCTCATCGTTTCCCTCCTTTGCGCTGTTTGTTTATGACGTCAATTGCCGTCGCTAGGTCTTTGGCTTCAAATGGTATGTCATGGGGCCAAAATCCTGTGGCTACCAGCAGCTCCGCTAGGGCGCGGTTGTAGCTGCCGGCTGCGTAGGGTTTTGGTCCTCCTGGCTAACGACTTCGAGGCTGACAATCTTTTTTGCGTAGTCATCGAACACCAGCGGCACGGTGATGCCGGCGGCTTTGCTGGCTTCGTATGCCAGGAACGCAAGATCTTCGGCTCCGATGCCTGCCGCCAGGTCACCTGCGCGCCGTTTATATTTGCGTTCCCAGGTGATGACTGTGAACAGGTTGGTGGTCACAATGTCGGGTCCGTTGCCGGTGTCGACGCTGATTTGGATTTTCATGGTTCTCCTTGCACGGTTGGAGTCGGGTTATTTGTGAATCAGGTGATGTCGCGGGCCCAGGTGCCCCCGGTCCAGCTAAGCTCAAGCATCGCCAGCTCGCCCACTGTTGAGTTAATCGGCGTGTAGCTAGCAAGATAACAATTCGAGATTGTGAACTCTGGATTGCTGGCCGATTCGGTTGTGCCAGACGGGCTAATGACAAGCGTTGATTCTTTCCCGACCATTGCGTTGACCGCTGTTTCGGTTTCGGCTGTTGCGCCGCTGCCGCCGTAGGCGAGGAAAAGGGTCATGGTGACTTCCACGGATTGCAAACCAGCCGTGAAGCGTCGCCCGGTGTCGCCGAAACTGGTTGATTCCAGAGCGTCATTGCCGATCGTGAGCGTGACCTGGTTGGCCTCTGCGCTCAAATCGTAGGTGGTTGCGCCTTGGGTGATGTTGATGGTGGCGTTTGACAAAAACGTTGTAGGCATTGTCAGTTTCTCCTTGCCGCTATTGCGACTGTCAGGTTGTAGGCGGGTATTACTTGGTCGCCAACTGTGACGGTGGCGGGGCGGCCGCCGGTGACGGCCAGGGTTGTCGACCCCATGATGGTGTCGGCGGTCGTGATGAGGTAGTCCTCGGCGTCAAGGTTGCCTGGTGGGGCCGCCAAGATCAGCAAATCGAAACGTATGTCTCCGACGTTGTAGGTGAACGCGTCAAAGGTTGGCGGGTTGACTAGGACGGTGAGCGGGCGGGCGTTGCGCGGGTCAATGACAGCTGCGAGGCCGAGCGCGGTGAGGGCGTTGACGACAGCTGTGCGGGAGTCGGCGAAAATGCCTGTGGCGGGCATCAGGCCACCTGGCTTCGGCGGATGCCGAGCAGACGCATGATTTGGCCCATTGTGCCGGTGGGTGCGGTGATCGCCATGTCCTGAAACGAGGCGTAGGAATCGACCGATCCGCGTTCGCGGTACAGGCTGGCGGCGTACATGATGGTGCCGAGCTTGACGGCACTACTTGGCGCGGTTGTCAGCGATTCGGCTTGGTAGCCGGCCATCTTCCGCGCCTTGTAGGCCCAAGCGTTGGCGGCATCCGTGCATACCCCAACGAAGGTTGTGTCGTTAGCGGTAGCCACGGAAATACCTAGCCACGACAGAACGTCTGCGGCAATGATCCAGGTGCACGTTTCTGTCCAGGTGATCGTGCCGGCCATTGCGTCGCGGGCGACGTCGCTCCCGGCGTTGGCGACAAGCAGCTGGTTCAGGATGATGATTTCGTCATCAAACGTGAAGTCGCCTTCGTCGTCTAAGCCGGTGAAATACCTGGTTGGCACGTTGAGCACGGTGAATGTGCCGTTGAACCCTGTGGTTCCGGCGACGACGATTGTTTGGCCGATGCCGATTTCTGTTGTTTCTAGGGTCTGCACCACGGCGTAGCCATCGACACGTTGCGTGTGCGTGACGGTGAAAACGGGCATGGTGCAGAGCTCCTAGGTGCAGCAGTCAGCGGATCAGGTGAACTTGACGAACTTCGACGCGTCGATCATCAGCGTGGCGAAGTAGCCACGGAACGCGATCGTGCGCGAAAGCGTCGACGGCGAGTCCAGGCTGATAGCGCCCTTCTGCTGTTCGAAGATTTCGTAGCCCGAGGCGTCACCAATGATGAGTGTGCCGTTGGCGAAGTTGCGGTCAACGACGACGCGGAGGCCGAAGGCGGTGGCGTCTGCCGAGGCCGCCGACATTTGGCCGAACGCGTTCATTGGGCCGATCTGGGGGAACAGCGGGCGGTCTGCCGTGTCGGAGAGCTTGCCGACAAGCTCGTAGACGTCGGGTGCGATGAACATGTGCGTTGGCAGGTTGCCGTTTGATCCCGAAAGGATGGTCTTGGCTGCGTAGTACGCGGCAGCGACCCAGGCGGCGGGGTCTGCGGTGGTGCCGAAGTCGGCGAACGCCTTGGTGACGGATGCACCGGCGACCAACTGGTCAGCGGCGTAGTTATCGGTGGCGTTGGCGTAAATGCGGCTCATGTCATCGAGGATGATCGAGAGCACTGCCGGGTCGGTCCAGTCCAGGTCGGCTTCGGAAACGTTGACGTATCCGCCGAAAATCTGCTTGGTGACCTGGTTGTTGAACACAACGAGGGTGCCGGATTGGTTGGACATTTCGGCGAGGCTTGCGCCGATTGAAACGTGCGTGGTCACCTCGGGGCGGATGAACACCTTGCCGCCACCAGGCATTGCGCGGACACCGACTGCGTCAACGACAGGGCGACGACCGATGAAGTTGTTGTAGACCGGTCCGACGATCGGGGTGGGCAGGATGCCAGGCGTGTCGGTGGTGACCACGTCGGGCGCTGCGGCCTTGATGGCTTCGCGCATTTGGTGCCAAGCTGATCCGCCGGCGATGGCCGCCGAAAGGTACTCGACTGCTGTGGGCAGCGGGACTTCCTTGCGGGCCGTCGCGTAAACGATCGGGCTGACGGGGATGGTTGCCGGTGCCTCTGCGGCCTCGGCCTGAATTGCTTCTGACACTTGTTCCTCCTCGGGGGTGTCTTGTGGGTTGGTTTCGTCGTCCTCCGGGTCGGCCGAGGCGGCGATTTCTGTGATGACTGCGTCGCTAAACGCAGGCACGGCGACTAGCGACAGCTCGATCAGATCCGCTTTGGAAACGATCATGACGCCTTGCTTGTCGAACTTGAATTTCGTTGGGTTGGCTCCAACGGACACGGAATCGTAAGCGCCGGACTTGAGGAGCGCGACAGCGTCGCGGCTGGCCCGCGTGTCGGCCAGCGTTGCTTCAAACTCAAGACCGGCTGCGGTGTCAGTCAACTTGTTGACGACGCCGCGAAGCTGTGTCAGGTCGTGGTTTTCAACAAGTTTGGCGGCCTTTTGGTTGACGTCAAAAGCGCCAGGCAAGAAACGGACTTTTTGGCCGCCAGCGACGGTCGCAGTGACGTTCCACGGTACGGCGACGCCGGAGATTTTCGGCGCATAGTTTTCTTCGTCGTCTTTTGCGGCGAGCAGCTCGACGCCAGCGGTAAATTGAATCATCGTCACTCCAGGTTCATTTCATCTTCGGGAATGTCCGGCATGTCGTCGTCGGGCATGTCGGGGGCGGCCGGTTCGCGGTACACCTCGGGTTGCTCGACCATGAAATCTTCCAAGTATTCGTCCACGTCGAATTGGACGTGGCGGCCGTTGGGCAAAACGTCATTCATGCTCAAACGTTCTTCGATCGCGTGAAGGATTGGTCGAGCGCCGAACAGAATCAAGTCTTGGCGTGACTGTTGCGCGTTTTGATAAGTCATGCCGGATTGGTCGATGCCCAGGAGATAGCCAGGAATGTCGAGGAGCCGGGCCATTTCAAGCGCTTGGTATTTGCGCGATTCGACCAGCTGCAGTTTGCTTGGATCGGACGAAAACTCTTTCCATTCGACGGCGCTGTTGAGTGCGCCGATCGCAGAGACGCGGCGGGCGTTCGCCCAGGCTGATGCCAGTTCGCCGAGCTCTTCGGACGACATTGGTTCCGAGTTGCTGGTTTGCTGAAGGTAACCGGCGGCGATTTCAGTTGCAGAGAATCGTTCGGCTGCCTGATCGAGACGCAACGCGACCTGGACGGCGCGGCGGCCCGCATAAACGACGCCTTGGTTGGGTGACAAAAACGTGATGACGTTGTTGACGTCAAGCTCCATGCCGTTGAACTCAAGATCAGTTGGCATGCCAAACCATTCGGGCGACGCCGGCATGGTGGTGGAATAGACCATGTTGGCGGGCAGCCATTGGAACGTCGCGGGGAAGCCGGTTGAGTAGCGAGACGTGACGGCCCAGTGTGCGCGGCCGTACATGATGAGATCGCGGGCAGTTTTGCCAATGATGAACTGGCGCGGCACCGTCGGATCGGGTCGGCTCATCCACGTTTCACCCTGGACCCAAATTTTTTCGTACTCTTCGCCGCCCCATTGCAGGACGTAGGACTTCAGGTCGAGGGTCCCGACGACGGTGGTGATCAGCGAGACGGCGCGGGCGATGGTGGGAAC